TTAGTACACAAGTTTTTCTAATTTTTGCTCTAACTCTCTGTCCATTTTCTCTGTTACATGGGTGTATACCTTTATAGTCGTTTTTTCATCTGTATGTCCTACTCTTTTCATAATTGCTTTTAACGATATATTCATTTCCGCCAATAAACTTATGTGTGTATGCCTTAGTGTGTGAGTAGTAACTTTTTTATTTATATTTAATGATTCTGCAGCTGAGGACAATCGTTTGTTTATCCTACTACCTTGCATAGGATTTCCTTGACAAGTTGTGAATATAAACCCTCTATCAACATAGCTTGGTTCCCATTGTTGCATCTTTTTATTTTCTAACATTATTTTTTTCAATACATTTGATATCCTTGAATTGATGGCGATTTTTCTTTTTGAACCTGCGGTCTTCGTAGTATCTTTGTGACCAAATCCAGCATTACATTTGATTCTGTGAATAGTGCCATTAATATCGATCGTTTTATTTTTGAGGTCAACATCTTTAACTTGGAGCGCTAATAACTCACCTATGCGCATACCTGTTAAAGCTTGAACTTCTATAATACTTGCAACCAGAAGTCGAGTTCTGTATTGTTTACTTTTATTATTTAGTATGAAATCACGCATTTGAATAACTTGTTCTATTTCTAAGTAGTTATGCATCTTAGCTTCTTCTTTTTCAATGTCTTGAATAGTTTTACTTTTCTTGGGTAACTTAACACCCGTTAATAATTGGTCATTTGTGTAGTTGTAAAATTTAACTGCATACTTAATGGCTTCTCTCATATCACCTAATTGACGACTAACTTGATTTTGAGAATTTCTGTTTGATAAATCGTTGATAAAATTTTGCATATATTTTGAATCGATCTTAACTAAAAGTAAATCTTTAGAAATGTTTTCTTTTAATATTTTGATTCTAGACTTTAAATTTTTTAGTGTTGTCACTTTAAGTCCTGATGTTTTAATGTGGTATTCTAACCATTCGCCTAAAAGTATGTGGAACGTTAATGTTTTTAATTCATCTACTGAATTTTCATTAAGCTTATTTTTTATCTTTTCTTCTAATTTAAACAGTGCCTCTTTTTGAGATTGTCTTGTATTTTTGTTCAATACAACACTCACACGTTTCCATTTTTCTGTATATGGATCTTTGTACTTTTCATAATATCTAAATTTAGTTTCACCATTTTTATTTTTAAATTTTTCAAACCACATTGATTAGACCTCCTGTAAATTTATAAAGTAATGAGGGTACCACATAGTACCCTCAGATAATGTTAAAAAGAAAAATAATCGAATAGAGTTATGAAATTATTCAAAAAATGAATAGCGATAGCTACTTCAATTCTTTTAGTTATCAAATAAGCTACTCCACAGATTATCCCAAAGTAAAAATAGGGGATATAATCTATAAAAATATTACCTTCATGTAATAATGCAAACACTACACTTGATACGATTAAACCTATTAATAGATGACCTCTAAAAACAACTCTTAACAAGAACCCTCTTAAAATCAATTCTTCTACTATGGCAGGAACTATAGCTATGCTGAACACCAACAATATAAAAGGTGTGCCTGCAAATTCTTGTATAATTAATTTGTCGTTTGGTGATGTCGCAGGATTGAAAATTTCTAGTAGTTTATCTAAACTCGTTAGTAATAAAAAACCTACTAGAATAACTCCAAAGTTTTTTAATGTAAGTGGTGTAATGCTTAGAAAATTGAATTTTAAAAATTTAGTAAGCCATACACCTAGTAAAATGAGTATTATTGAAATAATTGCAAACTTCCAACTTTTAGTAACTAAGTCGCTTAAGGTGAAACCATTAAAAAGTACATAAGCTATAAGCAACGACTTAAGAACAGCTTTAAAGTAAGGATCGTTATTAACAATATGATCATCCGTAAATAATTCTTTTAAATACTTCATTCTGTACACTCCTTAGATGTTGATTTTTGGTGTTTACGTTGAGTAAGCGCACCAAATAAATTAAAAAGTTAATGCTAAAATTAGTTGTTCATATGTTCATTCATAGTTTCAAAGTCTAAGACTGCAATATCATGTTTTTTCATTTGCAAGTGCTCCTTTTATAAAATAACTTTTCCAATTAACCTCACACTTTCATTTCTATAAAAGTGCAGATCGGCGTAATCTTTATTTAGTGAAACTAGAGTCAATCTATCATCTTCAACAAAGACTTTCTTAACGTACGCTTCTTCTTCAATGATGAATATACCAATTTGTCCATTCTTTATATTGTGAGTTTTCTCTATGAATATAATTTCACCGTCTTTAAACATAGGTTCCATAGAATCACCATTTACTTTTAACGCTAAATCGTGTGTGGGGATAGGTCCTTTAACCATTTCAGTAAATAGCGTTTCATCGTGTAAACGTTCTCCTACACCAGCAGAGACGCAACCATTGACGTTAACTGGAGTTTTCTCCTGTTTATATGAATTAATATCTACAACGTTATCTCCTTTAGAGTTTTGTTCAACTAACTGACTATTTGCATATTTTAGTACATTGCTTTGTCTTGGAGGCGTGAGCTGAGATGATATGTTATTAATTTTTGACATCACAGTTTCCTCTTGGCGCTCTTCATCGGGTACGCGATAAGAATTTACATCATATCCCATAAGCCACGCTTCACCGACATTTAAAGTTTTAGAAAGTAGGTAAATTCTATCTTGGTCAGGAGATTGTACATCGTTAATATATTGAGACAAAGTACTTTTACTTAAAGATATACCTAGTTGCTTTTGATAAGGTTTCGATTTATTAATGATATCTACTTGTTTTAAATTTCTTATTTTCATGATGTGTTTTAGTCTGTTTGAAACTTTTTCTCTCATTTAGTGCACCTCCGTTTGATAACTTTATAATAAACCATATTGAACAAAAATTCAATAAAAAAGTTCATAAAACATGAATTTTTGTGTTGGCTTAATTCAAAATAAGGTGTAAGGTATAGTTAAGTTCACGATACATGAACTTAAAAGGAGGTGTTTTTTATGTGTTACGACTACTCGCGTTTGAGTGGTAAGATAGTTGAAAAGTATGGCACTTAGTACAATTTTGCTATTGCTATGAAATTATCCGAGAGGAGCTTATCCTTAAAACTCAACGGAAAAGTTGGGTGGAAAGATAGCGAAATATGGAAAGCTATACAATTGCTAGGTATACCAGTAGAAAAAATACATTTATATTTTTTTAAAGAAAAAGTTCATATTTAATGAACTAGAAAATGGAGGACACTATGGAACAAATCACATTAACTAAAGAAGAGTTGAAAGAAATTATAGCGAAAGAAGTTAGAGAGGCTATAAACGGCAAGAAATAAATCAGTTCAGGCGCAATTTTCAACAAAGTAAGAATCAATAGTGACGATTTAGAAGCAATCAACAAAAAACTCGATTTCGCAAAACATTTGTCGCTAGGAAGAATGAGGAATCTCAATCATCCGATTCCGCTAAAAAAGTATCTGCACGGCTTTGAATCAATTCATCAAAAGGTTTATGTACAAGATGTTCATGACCATATTAGAAAATTAACATTATCGATTTTTGGGGTGACACTTAATTCAGACTTGAGTGAAAGTGAATACAACCTAGCAGCAAAAGTTTATCGAGAAATCAAAAACTATTATTTATATATCTATGAAAAGAGAGTTTCAGAATTAACTATCGATGATTTCGAATAAAGGAGGCACAACAAATGTTACAAAAATTTAGAATCGCGAAAGAAAAAAATAAATTAAAACTCAAATTACTAAAGCATGCTAGTTACTGTTTAGAAAGAAGTAACAACCCTGAATTGTTGCGAGCAGTTGCAGAGTTGTTAAAGAAGGTTAACTAAATTAGGCCTTATTATTACTTTTTAGAATGTGAACAATAGGTCGATAAAAAAATTAATAAACAAACTATAGCAACTATCAATGAATTTTGAATATGTAAATCGTTCTCGTTTATATAGTTTGTTACAAAGATTTGAATGTCAGCACCTGCTGCAATGCCATTAGACCATCTTATTAACTTTTTGAAAGGATGTGGAAAATCATTTTCGATACGTTTGACAAATTCATCGTGTCTCTTGTAGGTACTTTGCTCATTTATTGGATAGGTCGAATTGATGGCTTCAGCCAAAGTAGAGATAGCAGTTGGATTGATATAAAAATCTCTAATGGTCTGTTGTGCTTGAAGTACTATCTCATCATCAAACCTATAGAGTTCCTTAAAAGATTTTATCGTTTCTTCAGAAAATAAATTTCTTTGAAATGTTAGAGATGAAAAAGAATTACGCAAATTAAAATTCATTTCAATTAAGTTGTTTAGATGAAAGTCTACTTTGAAGTCAGAAAATAAATTTATGTTGTTTCTATTAATTATATCTAATTGGTACTTAGGTTTTAAAGATTGTTTAATTGCCATACTTTTAGAAATTTCAACATTACTAATTACGTTATTAATAGAAAAACGAACATTTTTTAAAGGATCAATATACACCAATATCACCTCCTTAGGTTGATAACAACATTATACACGAAGGGAGCATAAACATTATGCAAGCATTACAAACAAAATCGAACATCGGCGAAATGTTCAACATACAAGAAAAAGAAAATGGAGAAATCGCAATCAGCGGTCGAGAACTTCATCAAGCATTAGAAGTTAAGACAGCATATAAAGATTGGTTTCCAAGAATGCTTAAATACGGATTTGAAGAAAATACAGATTACACAGCTATCGCTCAAAAAAGAGCAACAGCTCAAGGCAATATGACTCACTATATTGACCACGCACTCACACTAGACACTGCAAAAGAAATCGCAATGATTCAACGCAGTGAACCTGGTAAACGTGCAAGACAATACTTCATCCAAGTTGAAAAAGCATGGAACAGTCCAGAAATGATTATGCAACGTGCTTTAAAAATTGCTAACAACACAATCAATCAATTAGAAACAAAGATTGAACGTGATAAACCAAAAATTATATTTGCAGATGCAGTAGCTACTACTAAGACATCAATTTTAGTTGGAGAGTTAGCAAAGATCATTAAACAAAACGGTATAAACATCGGGCAACGCAGATTGTTTGAGTGGTTACGTCAAAACGGATTCCTTATTAAACGCAAGGGTGTGGATTATAACATGCCTACACAGTATTCAATGGAACGTGAGTTATTCGAAATTAAAGAAACATCAATCACACATTCGGACGGTCACACATCAATTAGTAAGACGCCAAAAGTAACAGGCAAAGGACAACAATACTTTGTTAATAAGTTTTTAGGAGAAAAACAAACGTCTTAAAAGGAGGGACAACAAATGTTACAAAAATTTAGAATTGCGAAAGAAAAAAATAAATTAAAACTCAAATTACTCAAGCATGCTAGTTACTGTTTAGAAAGAAACAACAACCCTGAACTGTTGCGAGCAGTTGCAGAGTTGTTGAAAAAGGTTAGCTAAATTCAACGGTAAGGATTTGCCCTGCCTCCACACTTAGAGTTTGAGATCCAACAAACACATAAGTTTTAGTAGGGTCTAGAAAAAATGTTTCGATTTCCTCTTTTGTAACAGTTTCAATTCCTTCATATCCTGGAAAAACAATTTTCTTTAAATCCGAAACATGTTTTTTTGAACCATCCTTTAAAGTAACTAGAAGTTTCATACTTATCACCTCCTTAGGTTGATAACAACATTATACACGAAAGGAGCATAAACATTATGGAAGATATGAAAGAACTTTATTCTTTAAAAATCCAAAAGAAGAATTTAAATAATAAACAAAAGAATTTAATGTCTGTAATTAATCAATGTATTGAACTAGAAAAGTTTTCTTACACCGAAATTAAAAAAGTTCTCTACCTAATTGATAGAGAACAAAAGTATTTAGCTAATAACCGCAGAAAAACATAAGTTAAAAATAATCTAACTCGGACTGCTGGCAATCTTCTAAATATTTTTCATACTGATTTTTAGTTCCGCCCAGAACGTATTCAGTATTGTAGTACGCTTGTCCATTATCCAAAATTTTAACTAATTTTGTACCAACATGAACGATATCCCAACCTTCTTTTAACAGATCGTTGGCTGCATCATTAGCTAAATCGTCATCGAAAGACAAAAGGTGATAGTAGTTTTTCATAATATACACCTCCTTTCACTAGGAGATAACTAAATTATACACGAAAGGAGATGTAACAAATGAGTGAACCAATCAAAGAAAAGTTAGAACTACTAATTCTTAAAACACTTAAACATAAAGAAAATTCAACATCTATCATCAGTAATGACGAGTTAGAAAAGCTATTTAATATGTATAAATATTTAAATGAGCCTAATCAAAAAAGGGTTTGGATAGTAGATTTAATCCCATGCGTAGCTTTGATTTGTGCAACTAGCATTCTAGTAACGCTTTTATTACTAGTGATGCAATTGCTATAGAAATACTGATGATTGTACCAAGAATCCATCTAATCCAGCTGTTACGCGCGGAAAAATAAACATCTTTACCTTTAGATGTTATAGACACGTAACCACTGTATTTCATATACAGAATCGAGAATGAAGAATCTTCAGAAATTTAGAGGTCGTTCTCAACTTGAGTAATCCATTCTTTGCGAAGCATGTATTTAAAGTCTTTATGCTGATCAGATAGTTTTATTTTTTCTTTGCTACAGGCTTTATGTAGTACTAAAAAAGTTGAGATATTCACACACATCACCTCCTTAGGTTGATAACTAAATTATACACGAAAAGAGATGTAACAAATGAACATTCAAAAAGTAATGAAATTAATATTGAAAAAAATTCATGAGATGAGGGAGATTTTAAAAAAGTTCAACAAAAATATCAGACACAAAGATCTAATTGTCATCAAAGTGAAAGATGAAAACAGCGTTCCATTAGTCATTTATAAAGGTGGAGAGCTGAAGAGCAAACGAGTAGTTAAATTTTTATGGGTAACTAGAAACGGAAATTACGAAGGTGGTTACGACATAAACATAGAGCATTATGCAAAGAGTGAAAAAGGCAGACCCGGTAGGTATGAAAAATCAGGATTTAGAAGTTTGTTTTTTAAGGAGGATTCACAGTGAACAAATTGTATAAAACAACCCTCCTCATCACAATGGCAGTTGTGACGTGGAAGGTTTGGAAGATTGAGAAGCACACTAGAAAACCTGTGATTAGTAGCAGGGCGTTGAGTGACTATCTAAACAACAGATCTTTAACCATACCGAAAGATGCTGAAAATTCTACTGAATCTGCTCGTCACCTTTTGAAGTTCGCCGAACAAACTATTAGCAAATAACAACATTATACACGTAAGGAATGATAGAAATGCCAAAAATCATAGTACCACCAACACCAGAAAACACATATAGAGGCGAAGAAAAATTTGTGAAAAAGTTATACGCAACACCTACACAAATCCATCAATTGTTTGGAGTATGTAGAAGTACAGTATACAACTGGTTGAAATATTACCGCAAAGATAATTTAGGTGTAGAAAATTTATACATTGATTATTCACCAACAGGCACTCTGATTAATATTTCTAAATTGGAAGAGTATTTGATCAGAAAGCATAAAAAATGGTGTTAGGAGGAACAACAAATGAACACACTATACAAAACAACCCTCCTCATCACAATGGCAGTTGTGACGTGGAAGGTTATAAAGGCAGAAAAAAACGATATGCACTCACATTATTCTTCTATCGTTTCATCTTCTCGTTTAGAAAAACTTTTAGCAAATTCAAGAGACTTTAGATACTCATAAAAATAAGACTCACGTCTATTTTCGAGATATTCTTTGAATTCATCATCTGTATCAAAGTCTTCAAGCTTCAATGCATGTGGCAAGGTTTGGATATATGCAGCGGCAAATTCAGATGGCTTATATTTCATTCCTTCAAACATACTTATCACCTCCTTTCACTAGGAGATAACTAAATTATACACGAAAGGAATGGTAGAAATGCCACCACACATTCAACAAATGTTATACGAAATCCAGTTAAAAGCTGGTATACCTCAAAAACTGATGGAAATGCAAGGGTTGATAAACGATGAAACAACCAAAGAGGAGAAAAAAGAAAATGAGCAACATTTATAAAAGCTACCTAATAGCAGTGCTATGTTTCACAGTCTTAGCGATTTGTTTAATGCCGTTTCTATACTTCACTACAGCGTGGTCAATTGCAGGATTCGCAAGTATCGCAACTTTCATATTTTATAAAGAATACTTTTATGAGGTGGATGATTAAATGACTTGGTTCGAAGAACACGTTGAACCTAGTGTGGAATGGGAAAGAAAAGCAGAACAAGCTGTGTTAAGTGATGATGAAGTTAAGACGATTACTGAATACAGAGAGAAGTACAACAATCCATATATTTACATGTCGGTTCAAAACAAAAATTATCTTGTTGAATATGTAGACAGACATACCGGTGACATAGTATTACACAATTTAAAACTTAAGAAATCATACAGAAGAAGAGCGCATCAATATTTTTTTGTCGGCCAAATAGTAGTACCAGGCGAGCCAAAAGGCATAATTTATGAAACATCTTTGATAATAAGATAAAAAAACCGCTACTTGCGCCAACAAGTAACAGTATCAAGCACTTAAGAAAAATTTCAAGTTAAATATAAAATGAAAAACGGAGGAAGTCAAGATGTATTACGAAATAGGCGAAATCATACGCAAAAATATTCATGTTAACGGATTCGATTTTAAGCTATTCATTTTAAAAGGTCATATGGGCATATCAATACAAGTTAAAGATATGAACAACGTACCAATTAAACATGCTTATGTCGTAGATGAGAATGACTTAGATATGGCATCAGAATTATTCAACCAAGCAATAGATGAATGGATTGAAGAGAACACAGACGAGCAAGACAGACTAATTAACTTAGTCATGAAATGGTAGAGGGGGATTAACTAATGGCTAATCTATATGAGCTATCAGAAGCATTTAAAGAGATGTCTAATCAAGATGAATTAGATCCAACATTACTAAAAGATACATTAGATTCTATCAAGGCAGAAATGAATGTCAAAGTAGATAACATTGTCAATTGGAGACGTGAAACATTAGGTGACATAGATGTCATAGATAAAGAGATTAAGCGACTTCAAAATTTAAAAAAACAAAAACAAAATTTAACTGATCGATTAAGAGATTACTTAAAAGAGATGTTAGAAACACAGGAAGTAGATAGTTACCGTACAGCTACCAATCATATTTACAAGCGCAAAAACGGGGCTAGTAAAAATATTATCGATGAAAAGCTTATTCCAAATGATTATTGGCTATCACAAGCACCGAAACTTAATTCTAAGCAACTAATCGATGATTTAAAAGCTGGCAAAGATATTCCTGGCGTTGAATTAAAGGTAACAGAAAGTCTGGTGATTAAGTGATGAATAAATCGGAAACAGTTGTTGAAATAAATAAAGCTATGGTTGCGTTTCGTAAAGAAGTAAAACAACCGCTCAAAGATAAAAATAATCCATTTTTCAAATCAAAATACGTACCTCTTGAGAACGTAGTAGAAGCCATTGACGAGGCGGCAACACCTCATGGACTGTCTTATACTCAATGGGCTTTGAATGATGTAGACGGGCGCGTGGGAGTCGCTACAATGCTTATGCATGAAAGCGGTGAATATATCGAGTATGATCCTGTATTTATGAATGCAGAAAAGAATACGCCACAAGGCGCAGGCTCGTTAATAAGCTACCTTAAACGTTATTCGCTATCTGCGATTTTCGGTATTACTAGTGACCAAGACGATGACGGAAATGAAGCAAGTGGAAAAAATAATAATCCAAAACAGCAAACTAGAACGCAATGGGCAAGTAGCGAAACTATAGGGATTTTAAGGAAAGAGGTTATAAGTTTCACTAAATTGATAAAGGGCACGGATAAAGAAGCTCCACAAAATATAGTAGAACAAAAATTCGACATAAATAACTATAAATTAACAGAAAAACAAGCAGCAGAAGCTATTCAAAAAATACGAAACAACGCAAAAACAATTACTGGAGGAAAACAATAATGTTAAACAGAACAGTATTAGTAGGACGCTTAACAAAAGATCCAGAATATAGAACAACGCCGAATGGTGTGAGTGTTACCACTTTCACTATCGCAGTTAACAGAACATTTACTAACGCTCAAGGAGAACGTGAGGCAGACTTTATTAACTGTGTAACTTTTAGAAAACAAGCAGAAAATGTAAATAATTATTTATCCAAAGGGTCATTGGCTGGCGTTGATGGACGTTTACAATCACGCAGTTATGAAAACAAAGACGGGCAACGTGTGTTTGTTACAGAAGTAGTAGCGGACAGTGTTCAATTCTTAGAACCGAAGAATAACAACCAACAACCAAACAACAATTATCATCAACAAGGACAAACTCAAACTGGTAATAATCCTTTTGATAATACCACTACGATTACTGATGATGACTTACCGTTCTGATTGGAATGATTAAATGCCGAAAATTACTAGTTATATCACTCAAGACGACGGCACAACAACAGTTGTCATCTCGGGTGTTGAATTAGGCAATAAAGAAACATTACTACTTGATAACGGGTTTGATGTAGAAGTAGATGTAAACGTTATAGATCCGTTTCAAATTACTGGACAACAACGTAAGTTAATATTCGCATTGTGTAACGATATAGAAGCTCATACAGGACAACCTCGAGATTATATGAGGCAAATGTTCCAAGATTATGTGAAGTTTCTGTATGGCTATGAAGAACGCATATCTTTATCAAATTGTTCTCGAACTATAGCTAAGCAAATTATAGAAGCGATGTTTGAGTGGATTTTTACAAATGCGATTCCATTAAATTATAAAACAAGCAAATTGATGAAAGAAGAAAAAAATTATCTTTATTGGGCAACTGTTACGCGTCATTGCATTATATGCGGAAAGCCTCACGCTGACCTAGCACATTATGAAGCAGTCGGTAGAGGTATGAACAGAAACAAGATGAATCACTACGACAAACATGTATTAGCGTTATGTCGCGAACATCACAACGAGCAACATGCGATAGGCGTTAAGTCATTTGATGATAAATATCAATTGCATGACTCGTGGATAAAAGTTGATGAGAGGCTCAACAAAATGCTGAAAGGAGGAGAATAATGGTTAAATCGATATTTTTACAAGATGGAGAAGAAATTTTTGTTGATGATGAAGATTATGAAAGAGTGAATCAGCACATTTGGTACAAGTATTATAAAGGAAACACAAGATATATCCATACTAGGATTGACAACGAGAGAAAAGATGTACTATTAACAACCTTTATAAAAAGGGGTAGTTATCAAAAAATCAAAAATAATGATTTTACTAAATCTAATTTAACTACAAAAGGTAACAGATCAAGATGGGAAAAGCCTAAAAGTAATGGTTCCTCTAAGTATAAAGGTGTTAATTGGCGTAAAGACTGCAATAAATGGACAGCTAATATAACCGTTGAAGGAAAGCAAAAACGTTTAGGTGTTTTTAAAACAGAAGAATTAGCAGCTAAAGCGTATAACAAAGCTGTAGATGAGCTTTGGGATGGTGAAGGTTTTAAAAATATCATCGGAAAAGATTTACGTAAAGTTAGAGATTATTTTCCTCATAAAAATCTTAATAATACAAGAAATAGTAATAAATATGGCTACAGAGGGATTGGAAACCACTCTGATATGCCATATAAATTTTCTGTTAGAAAAAGAATTGATGGCAAACTATATACTACGAAATATTTTGATAGTAAAGAAAAAGCGGCATTAGCTTATAACAAGATAGTTTTATCTTTATATGGATCTGACGCAATCCTTAATGACGTACCTATGACAGATGAACTTAAAGAATTCATATCTAACTGGGAAGTACCGGACAAAATAAAAGCACTGAAAGAAGGTGCTGAGAATGACTGATCAACCAAGTTACTACTCAATAATTACGGCAAATGTCAGATACGATAACCGACTTACTGACAGTGAAAAACTACTTTTTGCAGAAATAACGTCTTTAAGTAACAAGTACGGATACTGCACAGCAAGTAATGGTTACTTTGCGAAACTATATGAAGTTACAAAAGTTACCGTATCACGCCGTATAGCTAACTTAAAAGAATGTGGATATTTATATGTTGAAATCATTAGAAACGGTAATGAAATTAAACAAAGAAAGTTATACCCCTTAACTGAAATGATAAGACCTATTAACACAAATGATAATACCCCTATTAACAATTCTGTTAATACCCCTATTAACACAAATGTTAAAGAGAATAATACAAGTATTAATAATACAAGTAATAACAATATAAATAGAATAGATATATTGTCGGGCAACCCGACACGTATCCCATATAAAGAGATTATTGATTATCTTAACGAAAAGACTGGGAAGAAATTTAGCCATAAATCTAAAACTAATCAAAAACTAATACAAGCTAGATTTAACGAAGATAATTCAAAAGAAGATTTCTTTACAGTAATTGATAACATGACTGCTCAATGGAAAGGTAATCCGAAAATGGATGAGTATTTGCGACCTAAAACGTTATTTAGTGGAAACTTTGATAATTATAAAAATCAAACAGCGAAAATTAATAACGAATCTAATCAATATATAGATGCATTCCAACGTGCATCACAATCCAGTATAGAAAATTTACCGTTTTAAAGGAGTGAGAAAGTGGAGTCATTCCAGAACTTAGCAAAGAAACCAACTTTAAAGAAACAAATCATTGAACAAGCGTTTGATTTGAAATGTGAGAACTGTGGACGTAAGTACGACTATTACAAATTTGATGACGGTTCAGAATTCAAACATGGTTGCGACTGCGAAATGATAGAGTACGCCAAACAATCGACTGAAAACTATCACAAGAGAAACAGACGGAGAAAAGCAGAACGCATATTCAAGCAATCGATAATGAACGAAGATCTAACGAAAGCAACGTTTGATAATTACAATCCGACTAATGAACAACTAGAGTATGCAAAAAACTTATGTGAACGTTACGCAAATAATTTCACGTTAGACAATAAACAATCGCTACTAATCCAAGGCTCATTTGGTACAGGTAAATCACACTTATCAATGAGCATCGTTAAATCAGTTAAAGCTAAAGGGTACACAGTGCTATATATGAACGTACCTCAATTGATATCAACGATAAAAAACACTTATAACAACCAAACTGCTATGACTGAACAGGAACTAGCTCAAATTATAAGTGATGTCGATTTAATGGTATTCGATGACTACGGTATCAACATGAACGAATTCGCTACTAGTAAGATGTTCGAGCTTATCGAAAGTAGGATAGGCAAACACAACATTTTTACTACCAACTTGGACGAAAAAGAAATGACAAGAAACAAAGACTTACAACGTATATTCAGCAGAATCATGAGCAATACAACACTAATCAAGATGGACGGTCAAGATTACAGAACTAGAGGGTTAAAAATATGATTACCAAAGAATTTTTAAAAACAAAACTTGAGTGTTCAGATATGTACGCTCAGAAACTCATAGACGAGGCACAGGGCGACGAAAACAAGTTATATGACCTATTTATCCAAAAACTTGCAGAACGTCATACACGCCCCGCTATCGTCGAATATTAAGGAGTGTTAAAAATGCCGAAAGAAAAATATTACTTATACCGAGAAGATGGCACGGAAGATATTAAGGTTATCAAGTATAAAGACAACGCAAACGAAGTTTATTCGCTCACAGGAGCCCATTTCAGCGACGAAAAGAAAATTATGACTGATAGTGACCTAAAACGATTCAAAGGCGCTCACGGGCTTCTATATGAGCAAGAACTAGGTTTACAAGCAACGATATTTGATATTTAGAGGTGGCACAATGAGTAAATACAATGCTAAGAAAGTTGAGTACAAAGGAATTGTATTTGATAGCAAAGTAGAGTGCGAATATTACCAATATTTAGAAAGTAATATGAATGGCACTAACTATGATCGTATCGAAATACAACCGAAATTCGAACTACAACCTAAATTTGGGAAGCAAAGACCGATTACGTATATAGCCGATTTCTCTTTGTGGAAGGAAGGGAAACTGGTTGAAGTTATAGACGTTAAAGGTAAGGCGACTGAAGTTGCCAACATCAAAGCGAAGATATTCAGATATCAGTATAGAGATGTGAATTTAACGTGGATATGTAAAGCGCCTAAATACACAGGTCAAGAATGGATGGTATATGAGGACTTAGTGAAAGTCAGACGTAAAAGAAAAAGAGAAATGAAGTGATTTAATGCAACAACAAGCATATATAAATGCAACGATTGATATAAGAATACCTACAGAAGTTGAATATCATCATTTCGATGATGTGGATGATGAAAAAGATAAGCTAGCAAAGCGCTTAGATGACAATCCGGATGAATTACTAAAGTATGACAACATAACAATAAGACATGCATATATAGAGGTGGAATAAATGGCAGGCATAAGGACTAAAGTGAGAATAGACGGTAAGTTGATGACGCTTATTGATGCATCTGATAAATACGACATCAAAGTATCGACATTGATTACTAGGTACGACAGAGGGGCGAGGGGGAAAGACTTAATACAAAACGTAATAAAACCTAAGAAAGTAAAGATTGACGGTAAGATGATGACTGTTAGCGAAATAGTTAAAAAGTACAACCTAAGCAAAGGACTACTTAATTACAGGATAGCAAAAGGGCTAACGGGCGATGCGCTTATTGCGCCACCACAAGAAAAATCCCCTTCTAAATACACTGAATATGAAAATGAGCAGATGAAAAAGAAAGGACTCACGCCCGAAATAGTTAGAAACAGAGTTGCGAAGGGTTGGGAGTTGTCGGAAGCTATTGATGCACCTTTCGGCATGAAGCTAAACGACTATAGAGAGATACAAATAACAAAAGCTTTGGAGCGAGAGCGTGAAATGGCTAGGCAAGGACGTAAAGATGCTGAGCTAAGAAGAAAGAAGCCACATTTATTTGATGTACCACAAAAACATTCGCGTGATCCGTACTGGTTCGATGTCACTTATAACCAAATGTTCAAGAAATGGAGTGAAGCATAATGAGCGTAATCAGTAACAGAAAAGTAGATATGAACGAAATTCAAGACAACGTTAAGCAACCAGCGCACTACACATACGGCGACATTGAAATTATAGATTTTATCGAGCAAGTTACAGCACAGTACCCACCACAATTAGCATTCGCAATAGGTAATGCAATCAAATACTTGTCTAGAGCACCGTTAAAAAACGGACACGAGGATTTAGCAAAGGCAAAGTTTTACGTCCAAAGAGCGTTTGATTTGTGGGAGTGATGATCATGACAGATAACGCACGCAAAGAATACTTAAACCAATTTTTCGGATCTAAGAGATATCTGTATCAGGATAACGAACGAGTGGCACATATTCATGTAGTAAACGGCACTTATTACTTTCATGGGCATATCGTACCAGGTTGGCAAGGCGTGAAAAAGACATTTGATACAGCCGGAGAGCTTGAAATATATATAAAGCAACATGATTTGGAATATGAGGAACAGAAGCAACTAACTTTATTTTGAGGAGATGGAAATGATGAACAACCGCGAACAAATCGAACAATCAGTTATAAGTGCTAGTGCGTATAACGGCAATGACACAGAGGGATTGTTAAAAGAGATTGAGGACGTGTATAAGAGAGCACAAGCGTTTGATGAAATACTTGAGGGAATGACAAATGCTATTCAACATTCAGTTAAAGAAGGTATTGAACTTGATGAAGCAGTAGGGATTATGGCAGGTCAAGTTGTCTATAAATATGAGGAGGAGCAGGAAAATGACTAACACATTACAAGTAAAACTATTATCAAAAAATGCTAGAATGCCCGAACGAAATCATAAGACGGATGCAGGTTATGACATATTCTCAGCTGAAACTGTCGTACTTGAGCCACAAGAAAAGGCAGTGATTAAAACAGATGTAGCTGTAAGCATTCCAGAGGGTTATGTCGGGCTATTAACTAGCCGTAGTGGTGTAAGCAGTAAAACGCATTTAGTGATTGAAACAGGCAAAATAGACGCGGGATATCATGGTAATTTAGGGATTAATATCAAGAATGATAATGAAACGTTAGAGAGTGAGGATATGAGTAACTTTGGTCGGAGTCCTGCTGGGATAGATGGAAAGTATGCCCGACTACCTGTAACAGATAAAATTTTATGTATGAATGGTAGTTATGTCATAAACAAAGGCGACAAACTAGCTCAATTGGTTATTGTGCCTATATGGACACCGGAACTAAAGCAAGTGGAGGAATTCGAGAGTGTTTCAGAACGTGGAGAAAAAGGCTTCGGAAGTAGCGGAGTGTAAAGACATATTAGATAAGGTCAAGGAGGTTTTGGGGAAGTGAGAGAACGCACTAAAATTATATATCGTGGTTGGAACAAGGAGATATTTATTTTACAGGGTAAAAATATGAATGTTATTGGTTTGCGCCAAATATTTGATGAACTCAAAAGATTGTATGAAGGTTATAAAATCGTTGTTATTCCAATAGAAGTTGATTTTGAAATCAAATAAATAGGAGTGATGAGAAGTGAGCGACATGTTAGAAATATTTTTAATAGGGTTTGGTGTTTATCTCTTTTATCGCATAGCTATTATTTTTCTTAAGAGTAAAAAGACTATACACACAAACATATATGAAATGTTGATGCTTGCTACTATCTTTATGATATCTACATTTGCTGATAAACATCAAAAGACGCATATCTTAATAGCATTTTTATTAATGCTTTTTATGAGTAAGCTCAAACAAGTTCAAGGGAGCTATGAGGAATGACACAATACTTAGTCATAACATTCAAAGATTCAACAGGACTACCACATGAACATATTACTGTGGCTAGAGATAATCAGACGTTTACAGTTGTTGAGGCAGAGAATAAAGAAGAAGCAAAAGAGAAGTATGAGGCACAAGTTAAAAGGGATGCAATTATTAAAGCGAGTCAGTTGTTTGAAAATATAAGGGAGTGTGGGAAATGATTAAACAAATACTAAGATTATTATTCTTACTAGCGATGTATGAGTTAGGTAAGTATGTAACTGAGCAAGTATATATTATGATGACGGCTAATGATGATGTAGAGGCGCCGAGTGATTACGTCTTTCGAGCGGAGGTGAGTGAGTGATGTGGATTACTATGACTATTGTATTTGCTATATTGCTATTAATTTGTATCAGTATTAATAGTGATCGTGCAAGAGAGATACAAGCACTCAGATATATGAATGATTATCTACTTGATGAAGTAGTTAAAACTAAAGGATACAACGGGTTAGAAGAATACAGGATTGAATTGAAGCGAATGAATAACGATATTAAAAAGTAATTTATATTATCGGAGGTATTGCATGTATAACAGGAAAGAAATACGTGAAATGATAGATAACTACAAGTGGATGAAGAACATAATAGACAGTAAAGTCTACGATAATGAAAGTACATCAATTGGACAATATGGTTATCAATCTGCGATGCCAAAAGCAAAAGGCACGACTAGCAATAAAGTGTTAGTTAAAGTTATAAACAAAAACAAAGCGCTTAGAAAGTACGATTACTTGATTAAGAAGATAGCGTTCATTGATGAATATGAAGAATACATTACGAATGAAAAAGATTATCATATTTTACAAATGTTAAAACAACGAGAAAGTCATAATAGGATTATGAGTATTCTTGATATAGGCAGAGACAATTTTTATTCTAGAGTAAAAGATATAGTAAATATACTTTATAACTTGCAACAAGAAACCGACACATCGTACACATCGGACAGTTCGGACACATCGTACAAATCGTACAAATCGTACACATCGGACTAATTTTGATGCTACATATTGTTTTTTATTATAATTGCTGTGTAGCAAAACATTTATATTTCTTTTGAACTCTCACATTAAGTGAGGGTTTTTATTTTTATAAACAAGAGGTGGAGAATGGAGATATCAAAGTATCAAGAGATAGCTACACGTACACACAATGATGAATTAAATTTAAATGAATCTATTACTTGTTACGGCTTAGGTTTAACTCAATCTACAGGCAATGTTACAGATCTAATTAAACAGCATATGTTTTGTAATGTACCGATAGATAAAGGAATTATGATAAATGAACTTAGCGAAGCATTGTGGAATATAGCTAATCTTACTAACGTATTAGGTATTAACTTGGATGAGATAGCTGGTCATAGTGTTAACACTATCTTGATGAATAAACCTAATCAGACTATCAATTTAGACAATGGTATAAAACAAGGAGACAAAGTATTGTTTCAAGGTAGTAAGTATCTTGTTGATGGATCGATAGGAAACTTATTGTTAATTAGCAATGATAAAGATGATAGACAAGTAACTGTGCAAGATGTTAAGAAAGTCGACAAGGAGTGATGTGCATTGTCTATTATGAAGCGATGTGGTCATCCAACATGTAATGTATTGATTAATCATAACGAAAGTTATTGTGATAAACACAAGCAATATGCAAATGAAAATTACAATGATTTGAGACGTCGAAACGATCCAGAGTATTTAAGATTTTATAAATCGAAAACGTGGCAAAACATGCGTCGAATTGTATTGTTAGAGCATGATTTTATTTGTGTTTCTTGTGGCAATCAAGCGACTATGGTTGACCATATTGTACCAACGAAAATTGATTGGGCAAGAAGATTAGACAAAAGTAATTTACAGCCTTTGTGTGATGCTTGCCATAACCAAAAAACAAAAGAAGATTTGAAGAAATATTAAAAAGATAAAAATAGGAAGTCCCCCCAAAGATGAAACGGGCGTCAATGAAAGGTTCTGGAGAACGGGGCAGAGTTTTCTTCTCAAAAAATTCCCTTTATTTAAGTTTTTTAGTAGGAGGTGCTAATTTATGGCGGGTAGACCTAAGAAGCTTTTGTCAAATTCGAACAAGAATTATACAAAAGAAGAAATTATTGAAAAAGAGCGTCAAGAAGCTCAATTAAATAAATTTTCTAAAATCGATACTGAACCACCGCACTTTTTAGATGAAATAGCGAAACAAGAATACTTAAGAATATTACCGCACATGCAAGAATTGCCAATTTCCAACTTAGATAAAGCACAATTAGCACAATATTGTAGTTTTTATAGTGACTTTGTTAAAGCAAGTTTGATTTTAGAGCGCGAAGACTTGATTTTAGAAGACGACAAAGGAAATCAAAAGGTTAATCCGGCGTTCAACATAAAGGAAAAAGCGGGTATTCGATTGCAACAAACAGCTAATACTTTAGGATTAACTATTGATAGCCGATTGCGTATTATGGTTCCTGATGAAAAAGAAGATGATGATCCATATATGGAATTTGTGAGTGATTAGTAATGACTGATTATGTTACTAAATACGCAAAAAAGGTAGTTTCAGGAGAAATTTTGGCAAGTTTGAAGAATATTCAAGTATGTAAACGTCACCTATCTTTTATGGAGAACCCGCCGAATGGTTGCCATTGGGATAATCATTTGTCTAACAAAGCAATTAAATTTGTGGAAATGCTTCCAGACCCTAAAACAAACCAGCCCATGCCTCTTATGGAGTTTCAGAAATTCATTGTTGGGAGCTTATACGGCTGGCGTAGAGGTCAATACAGAATGTTTACTAAAGCTTATATAAGTATGGCTAGAAAACAAGGTAAGTCTCTAATCGTATCGGGAATGTCCGTTAACGAACTGTTGTTTGGACAATACCCTAAATTTAATAGACAAATTTATGTAGCTTCATCTACTTATAAGCAAGCGCAAACAATATTCAAGATGGCAAGCCAACAAGTAAACCTAATGCGAAGTAAAAGCAAGTTTATCCGTGAAAAAACAGACGTAAGAAAGACAGACATTGAAGATGTATTAAGTAGTTCAGTGTTTGCACCTCTTTCCAATAACCCAGATGCGGTTGATGGTAAAGATCCTACAGTTGCTATTTTGGACGAATTGGCAAGTATGCCTGATGATGAGATGTACTCAAGGTTTAAAACAGGTATGACATTACAAAAAAATCCTTTAACCCTACTTGTTTCAACGGCCGGAGACAATTTAAATAGTCAAATGTACCAAGAGTATAAGTATATTAAACGTATTTTAAATGAAGAAGTAAGAGCTGATAATTACTTTGTATATTGTGCTGAAATGGATTCACAAGAAGAAGTTCAAGATGAAACAAAGTGGATTAAAGCAATGCCGCTTTTAGAATCAAAAGAACATAGAAAAACTATACTTCAAAATGTAAAAGCTGATATACAAGACGAATTAGAAAAAGGGACATCATATCATAAGATTTTGATTAAAAACTTCAATTTATGGCAAGCGCAAAGAGAAGATAGCTTGCTAGATATTTCAGATTGGGAACAAGTAATAACGCCTATGCCTAATATCAATGGTAAAGATGTGTATATAGGTGTCGACTTATCGAGATTGGATGACTTAACATCTGTAGGGTTTATTTTCCCTAACGACGATAAAAAAGTGTTTTTACATAGTCATTCTTTCATTGGATTAAGAACAAACTTAGAACAAAAATCTAAGAGAGACAAAATAAATTATGAATTAGCGATTGAACGTGGCGAAGCTGAGACTACACAATCAGATAGCGGCATGATTGATTATAAACAAGTTATCGATTTTATAGTGAAATTTATAACGACGCATGACCTGAATGTACAGGCTGTTTGCTATGACCCTTGGAATGCGCAAAGTTTTATAACAACAATCGAATCAATGGCTTTAGATTGGCCACTCATTGAAGTGGGACAAAGTTTTAAGGCGTTATCACAATCTATTAAAGAATTTAGAATGTGGGTTGCAGATGAAAGAATACAGCATAACGATAATATGTTACTTACAACATCAGTTAATAATGCCGTTTTGATTCGTGACGGAGAAGACAATGTGAAAATAAATAAAAAAATGAATCGTCAAAAAATAGATCCGATTATTTCGATTATCACAGCTTTCACTGAAGCTAGAATGCACGAATTCCAAGAAAATTGGACGGAGAAATATGAAAGCGAAGAATTCGGATTTTAAAGGTGGTGACAAAATGGACTTGAATAAAATAAATGTCTTTTTTAATTTCTTGGTTGCTAATTTGGTTAGCATCCTTTTTTTATTAGGTTTGTTTGTGGTTAATGTTTCTGTGTATAAAGCATTCGGTCAAAATATAGGACTTTTATGCATTGGTATAACACTGATTGTTATTTCGTTGATTTTAAATCATGAAAGCAATCAAGAAAGGAGTTAGTAGTTGTGGGGATTTTTTATAAAAATGAAAAACGAGACTTGCAATACAACGAAGATGATTTGCAAATGATGGTTCAAACTTTGCCAGGTTTTCAAGGAACAAAATTACGACAATATAAAGATATAGAAGCAATTAGGCATAGCGACATCTTTACTGCAGTTATGATGATTGCTTCTGATTTGGCGCGCATGCCAATTAGGGTGACAGTGAACGGCCAAATTAATTATAGTGACAGGATTGTTAATTTGTTAAATACACGTCCTAACCCAATGTATAACGGCTATATATTCAAATTAGTAGTGTTTGTTAGTGCCTTACTAACATCGCACGGCTATATTGAAATTACACGTGATAAAACAGGAGAACCTATGAATTTAATGTTCAGAAAGACATCCGAAATAGAATTGAAATCAGACGCAAGAGGTCGACTGTATTATTTTCATCAAAGGATAGACAGTAACGGAAATAATATAGAACGTAATGTTAAGTTTGAGGATATGCTAGACATCAAATTTTATTCGTTGGATGGTATAAATGGTTTGTCACTGTTAGACACATTAAGTCGCACGATAGAATCAGATAACAATGGAAAAGATTTCCTTAATAATTTCTTGCGAAACGGCACACATGCTGGTGGTATTTTGAAAATGAAAGGTGTATTAGATAATAAAAAAGCAAGAGACCGTGCCAGAGAAGAATTTCACAAAAGTTTTAGTGGAACTAAACAAGCTGGGAAAGTTGTCGTACTCGATGAATCAATGACGTTTGATCAATTAGAAGTTGATACAGAAGTTTTAAAGCTTATCAGAGAAAACAAATCATCAACAAGAGAAATAGCAGGTGTATTTGGTATTCCATTGCATAAGTTCGGCATAGAAACAGCGAACATGAGTATCACGGATGCTAATTTAGATTACTTATCAACTTTAAAACCTTATATTACATGCGTTTGTGCAGAATTGAATTTTAAGTTTAATGATGAATATGTGAATCGTGAATTTAAATTTGATACCACTGAAATACGAGTTGTTGATGAAAAAACACAAGCTGAAATTGACAAAATTAACATTGATTCTGGAAAGATGAATATCGATGAAATTAGACAACGTGATGGATTAGCGCCAATACCAGGCGGTAATGGTAGCATTCACAGAGTCGATTTAAACCATGTAAATATTGAACTTGTAGATGAGTATCAGATGAATAAATCGAGAGCTACTGATAAAAAATTGAAAGGTGGTGAGGAAAATGAGTAAGGAAACGAGAGTTGGCAACATTATTGAGGTACGCTCAAATGATAACAACGAAATGGTCATAGAGGGGTATGCGTTAAAGTTTGACACTTGGTCTGAAAATCTTGGTGGATTCAAAGAAACGATTTCACGTCGCGCTTTAGAAAACACTGATTTATCTGATGTGCGTTGTTTAGTAGATCATATCCCATCGCAAATAATTGGTAGGACAAAATCGGGTACTTTGGAGCTCGAAACTGATGATGTTGGACTTAAATATCGTTGTAAGTTACCAAACACAACATTTGCACGTGATTTATATGAGAACATGCGTGTAGGCAACATCAATCAATGTTCGTTTGGTTTTATGCTTGACGATAAAGGCGATGAAGTGCGTTTTGATGAACAAGAAAACATTTACAAACGTACTTTAACAGCAATTCGTGAACTTACAGATGTTTCTGTAGTGACTTATCCAGCTTACAAAGACACTGATGTTAAACCAGCATTACGTAGTATTGAAACCGTTAAAAAAGAACAACGTAAAAAAGAATTAGAAATAAGACTAAAGAAACACTCTATATTAAATAATATTTGGTGAAGTTGAACACCATTATCAAATACAGCCATTGGACATGCTGAATATAGCGATGTCTATTTTTTTATGCCAATTTTAGGAGGAAATTAAATGAAAACAAAAGAAGAGTTACAATCTGAGATTTCAGACATTAAAAGACAAATTGATTTAAAGGTGAAGTATGCAACGAGAGCACTTAATAACGATGAGTTAGAAAAAGCAGAAAAATTAGAACAAGAAATTACTGATTTACGTTCTCAAATCCAAGAAAAACAAGAAGAATTAGATAAGCTAAAAGAAAAAGATGGAACTTCAGAAAACAATCAACAATCAGTGGAAGTAAACGAAGCACGTACTTATCGAAACCAAGCAAACATTAATGATTTAGGTATTTCGATTCAAAACACAAAGGTAACATCACAAGAAGTTAGAGATTTTACTGAATATCTTGAAACACGCAATGATATTCAAGGTGGTTCGTTAAAAACAGACTCAGGATTTGTAGTTATTCCAGAGGAAATTGTTACAGATATTTTAAAATTAAAAGAGGTTGAGTTTAATCTTGATAAGTATGTGACGGTCAAACGTGTTACAAATGGTTCTGGTAAATATCCGGTAGTACGACAATCAGAAGTTGCAGCCCTTGAAAAAGTTGAAGAATTAGAAGAAAACCCTGAATTAGCAGTTAAACCATTCTTCCAATTAGCATATGACATTAATACACACCGTGGTTACTTCCGAATTTCACGTGAAGCAATCGAAGATGCAAAAGTGAATGTTTTGCAAGAATTGAAACTATGGATGGCGCGAACTATTGCAGCAACACGAAACAAAGCAATTATTGATGTTATCACTAAAGGATCAACGGGTTCTACAAGTTCAGGTTTTGAAAAAGAAGGCAAGAAATTAGAAGTTAAAAAAGCAAAATCTTTAGATGATATTAAAGATGCTATTAACCTGAATGTTAAGCCAAATTACGAACATAATGTTGCGATTGTTTCGCAAACTATGTTTGCAAAATTAGACAAAATGAAAGATAAGCTAGGAAACTATTTAATCCAGCCAGATGTTAAAGAAAAAACGCAACAGCGTTTGTTAGGAGCTAAAATCGAAATTTTACCTGATGAAGTACTAGGGCAAAAAGGTAATAACACTTTGATTATCGGTAACTTAAAAGATGCGATTGTTTTATTTGACCGCTCTCAATACCAAGCATCATGGACTGACTACATGCATTTCGGAGAATGTTTAATGATTGCTGTACGTCAAGACTGTAGAATTCTAGATTATAAATCAGCAATTGTGATTGAATATGATGATAGTGAACGCGGTGAAGGCGATCTTGGCTTAGAAGCATAATAAGCGCTCGATACTTTATAAAGAGGTGATAAACTATGGCAATGTATGAAGTGAAGAAATCTTATACTGACTTGGAAAAAGGCCAGTATTTAAAGTCAGGTAAACGTGTTGAAATGACAGTAAAACGTGCTGAATATGTTAACAAAAAGCTGAAAGAGCATGGAGTAATACTTGAAAGAGTAAAAGAAGAATAGGTGATTGAATGCAATTAACAGCTGAGGAACTTAAGTTATTAAAAAAGCATTGCAAAATAGATCACAATTCAGAGGACGACTTATTAGAAATATATTACTCTTGGGCATTCCATGAAATAGCTAGCGCTGTTACGGATGAACCAAGTAAATATATTGATTGGTTTAAAAGTCATCCTCTATTTGCTCGTGCTATATACCCTTTAGCAAGTTACTATTTTGAAAACCGTATTGCTTATTTGGATAGGGATTTATCGCTTGCGCCACATATGGTTTTAAGTACAGTGCATAAATTGAGAGGTTCATTTGAGCAATTTTTGGAGAGTGAAAATGATGAAATTTAATTCCAATAAATTAAATGAACGTATAGATTTTTGTGAAGATGTAAGCGAGAGAGTGAACGGAAATCCGATGAAACCGAAGACGAAAATATTATACTCTTGTTTCGCTTGCATTCAAGAATCTAAAGAATCCGACACTCAAACGAATCTCAATACAGGTAGCAAATTCATTAAAACTATTATTATCAGAGATACACGAGGTGATTATAAACCAACAAATAAGCATTACGTCTTGCATGAAGGGCAAAGATTTAACATCAAATATGTAAAGCCAGATTATCAAGATAAATCTTATTTGCGTATCTATGGCGAGGTGGTCATTTAATGGGGGCAAGAATTGAAAGTAATAACATCGAACAAGGTTTGAAAAATGCAGTTTTAAAAATGAATTTAAATAGTAATGTAATTGTCAAAGCTGGGGCTATGTCATTAGTCCCGCTTTTAAAAAGTAATACACCTTTTGCGAATACTAAAAAGCATGCTCGCGATCACATAGCTGTTTCTAATGTGAAAACAGACAGACACACAAGTGAGAAAATCGTTACAATTGGTTACGCTAAAGGCGTCTCACATCGTATTCATGCAACAGAATTTGGAACAATGTACCAAAAACCACAATTGTTTATAACAAAAACAGAAAAGCAAGGGAAAAACAAAGTTTTAAAAACAATGCTTGATACTGCTAAGAGGTTGCAAAAATGATTAATGTTACCAAATTAATTAGAAACGCTATTATTGCAAATAACATTACAGATGAAGTGAATGTGTTTAACTACACTATAGATGACCATTTTCACGAAAAAACTGACAAGCCTATTATTCGTATATATCCCTTACCGTTCAATCCTGACACATACGCTGATGATAACGAGATTTCAAGAGAATACCATTACCAAATTGATGTTTGGTGGTCTCAAGATGAACCGAACGAGCAAGCAGAAAAAATTGTTGATTTACTCAAAGTGATAAATTTTCAATGTTATTACAGAGAACCGTTATACGAGAGTGACGTCATGTCATTCAGACATATTATAAGAGCAAAAGGCTCGATTTTATCAATGAAATTGGAGGAAAATTAAATGATTGAAAAATTGAAACAAGCACCAAGATTTTTAAAATTAAACTTACAACATTTTGCAGATACAGGAGTTTCGGGTATCGCAATTGGGGTATCAAACTTTTATTATGCACCTATTTTAAAAGATACAGAAAATGAATGGGAAACTGGAGCTGGCACACGTATTCGTTTCTTAAAAGAAATTGAAGTAGACCGTCCACAAGATACCGAGGAAGATTATGGAGATGATATGGTCGCAGCAACTGCTGTATCTAATGGCAAACTAAGTGTTAAGACAACATTTGTTACTGTTCCTGCTGACGATAAGGCGTTCTTGAATGGCGCTAAAAAAGGTGTAGGTGGTTATAAATATGGAGCTAAGGATATCCCGCCAGATGTAGCGATTGTATTTGAACGACGTAATCATGATGAGTCTTCAGAATGGGTTGGCTTGTTCAAAGGTAAATTCACTCGTTCAAGCATCAAAGGGCAAACAAAACAAGATAAAGTTGAATTCCAGAATGACGACGTAGAAGGCAATTTTATTGATCGTTTGTTTGATGAGAGCTCGCATGTTACTGGCTATGATAAAAAAGGAAGCACTACAGGGCGCGATTATGTATTCATGGAAACATTTGGTAAAACTTATGATGAATTCATGTCTAGTCGAGGAGAACAAAATATGGAACCTGTAGAAAAAGAAATGAAAAAAACAGAAAAAGTTGAAGTCACTTCTGTAAACGTCACTGATGAACAAGTTACAGTTAAAGTTGATGCTACTAAACAACTATCAGCCACAACCGAACCATCTGGACAGAAAGTAACTTTTGCAGTGACTGAGGGGCAAACGTATGCTAGCGTAACATCAACTGGCCTCGTTAAAGGTTTGGCGGAAGGTAATGCGACCGTTACAGCGACTGCAGGAAAGCAAACTGATACTGTGCAAATTACAGTACAATCTAATTTAGAAATGTAAGTTTTGAGGGCTTAACGCCCTCTTTTTATTTTGGCCAAATTAAAAAGAAAGTAGGAATTTAATAATGGAACGTACATCAATTGAATTAATTACAGGATTTACAAAAACAGGAAAGCCGCAATATCAAAAGTATTTAGCAAAGCCGATTATTACTTTGTTTGAAACAATTCAAGGTTCAAAATTAGGTTTGAAACTTAACAAAGCCTTTAAGGGGGCTGATTTTAAAGATCTAACAGAAGAAGAATTTAATAACTTAAGTGTGACAGAACAGGAAGAATACAAAAACAAGCAAGAAGAATACGAAAACAACATGGCTGTACAAATGGAAGTATTAGAAGAAGTTTTGGATTTCATCGTTGAAGCTTTTGATAATCAATTTACTAGTATAGAACTTCAAAAAGGATTACCAAATGGTCAAGAAGGTATTGAAAAGATTGGACAGTTAATTGGACGAATTACAGGTGGGGAACCTAGCGATACAAAAAAGTTCGTGACAGAGAATCAGAAATAAGAAAAGAAGATTTAACACCTGAAGCTGTCTACAACAATTACAGGAAAATAGCTAAAGATTTGATAGAAAACGGCATGGATGCAGAAAAAGTGGCTAACATGCCGATACACTTCTTTTTAGACATTGTCGAATCGAAGATTGAAACAAAGCGAACTGCGAAAAGTTTTAAAGATATTTTTTAATCAGCCTTTAAAGGTTGATTTTTTTATTTACATCTTGGAAGAAAGGAGGTTTTTAAATGCCTAATCCTATAGGTAATATGGTCATAAAGGTTGATTTAGATGGTTCTGGATTCAATAGAGGTGTGACAGGTTTAAATAGGCAAATGAAAATGGTTTCGCGTGAGCTTTCGGCTAATTTATCACAATTTTCTAGATATGATAATTCATTAGAAAAGTCGAAGATAAAAGTCGAAGGTTTGAGTAAAAAACAAAAAGTTCAAGCCCAGATTACTAAAGAGCTGAAAGATAGTTATGACAAACTTAGTAAAGAAACTGGTGAAAACAGTGCAAAGACACAAGTTGCGGCTGCTAAATACAATGAAGCTTACGCTAAATTAAACCAATATGAGCGAGAGTTAAACCAAGCCACACAAGAATTAAAAGACATGCAAAGAGAGCAGAAAGCATTAAATACTGCAATGGGAAAACTTGGGACCAACTTTAATAATTTTGGTCCTAAGCTTCAAGAAATTGGTAACAGTATGAAAAATGTAGGCCGTAACATGACTATGTATGTAACTGCGCCGGTGGTTGCTGGGTTTGCTGTAGCAGCTAAAAAAGGTATTGAATTCGATGACAGTATGAGAAAAGTTAAAGCAACTTCAGGTGCTACTGGGGAAGAGTTTGAAGCTTTGAAGAAAAAGGCTCGCGAAATGGGTGCAACAACAAAATTTAGTGCATCAGATTCGGCTGAAGCATTAAATTACATGGCACTTGCTGGTTGGGATTCTAAGCAAATGATGGAAGGTTTAAGCGGAGTTATGGATTTAGCGGCAGCATCTGGCGAAGAACTGGGAGCAGTAAGTGACATTGTTACAGATGGACTAACGGCATTTGGTTTAAAAGCAAAGGATAGTGGTCATTTTGCGGACGTTTTAGCACAAACTAGCTCGAAGGCAAATACGGACGTTAGAGGGCTCGGAGAAGCTTTTAAATATGTCGCTCCTGTAGCAGGTGCGTTAGGTTACACGATTGAAGATACATCTATTGCAATAGGTTTAATGAGTAATGCTGGTATCAAAGGTGAAAAAGCAGGTACAGCGTTACGAACAATGTTCACCAATCTTTCAAGTCCAACTAGAGCTATGGGGAATGAAATGGAACGCTTAGGAATATCTATTACAGATAGTAATGGGAAAATGATTCCTATGCGAAAGCTTTTAGACCAACTGAGGGAAAAATTTAAACATCTTTCAAAAGACCAACAAGCTAGTTCTGCAGCTACAATATTTGGTAAAGAAGCGATGTCAGGAGCATTAGCGATTATAAATGCTTCTGATGAAGACTATCAAAAGTTAACCAAATCTATAGATTCATCTACCGGCGCATCTAAAAGAATGGCCGATACAATGGAATCTGGTTTAGGTGGAAAATTAAGAACTTTAAGGTCGCAATTAGAAGAACTAGCCTTAACGATTTATGACAGAATAGAACCAGCACTAAAGATTATAGTAAGTGCTTTTAGCAAAGTAGTGACATGGGTTACTAAATTACCAACGTCAATTCAATTAGCGGTTATTGGGTTTGGATTGTTTGCAGCAGTTTTAGGTCCATTAGTTTTTATGTTCGGTTTATTTATCAGCGTGATGGGGAATGCAATGACAGTTTTAGGACCCTTGTTAATAAACGTTAATAAAGCTGGTGGTATATTCGCGTTTTTAAGAACTAAAATCGCATCCCTTGTTAAACTATTTCCGGTTTTAGGTGTGTCGATATCCAGTTTAACGTTACCTATAACATTAATTGTAGGTGCATTAGTTGGTATTGGCATAGCTTTCTATCAAGCTTATAAACGTTCAGAAACTTTTAGAAATATTGTAAATCAGGCAATTTCTGGTGTAGCAAACGCATTTAAAGCAGCTAAACTAGCATTACAAGGTTTCTTTGATTTATTCAAAGGTGATAGTAAAGGCGCGGTTACCCTAGAGAAGATATTTCCACCCGAAACTGTAGCAGGAATACAAAATGTAGTTAATACGATTAGAACAACTTTCTTTAAAGTAGTTGATGCAATCGTTGGTTTCGCCAAAGAGATAGGCGCTCAATTAGCCTCTTTCTGGAAAGAGAACGGCTCAGAAATAACACAAGCTTTGCAAAATATAGCTGGTTTCATTAAAGCAACCTTTGAATTTATTTTTAACTTTATTATTAAACCAATTATGTTTGCGATTTGGCAAGTGATGCAATTTATTTGGCCGGCGGTTAAAGCTTTGATTGTCAGCACTTGGGAAAATATCAAAGGTGTAATACAAGGGGCTATTAATATTATTTTGGGTATTATCAAAGTATTCTCTAGTCTTTTCACAGGAAACTGGCGAGGCGTTTGGGACGGCATTGTAATGATACTGAAAGGTACTGTGCAGTTAATTTGGAATTTAATACAACTGTGGTTTGTAGGTAAAATTCTAGGTGTAGTGAGATACTTTGGTGGATTACTTAAAGGTTTAATATCCGGTATCTGGAGTGTTATCAAAGGCATCTTTACAAAATCTTTATCGGCAATTTGGAATGCGACGAAAAGTATTTTTGGTTTTTTATTCAATAGTGTTAAATCTATTTTCACTAATATGAAAAACTGGTTATCTAGTACGTGGAATAATATCAAAAGCAATACCGTCGGCAAGACTCATTCGTTATTTACAGGTGTAAGGTCTAAATTCACAAGTTTATGGAATGCGACGAAAGATGTATTTACTAAATTAAGAAATTGGATGTCAAACATCTGGAACTCTATTAAAGATAACACGGTAGGTATAGCTGGTCGCTTATGGAATAGAGTGCGTAACATCTTTGGAAGCATGCGTGACGGTTTAAAATCTATCATTGGTAAAATTAAAGATCATATCGGTGGTATGGTAGACGCTGTTAAAAGAGGTCTTAATAAATTAATTGAAGGTTTAAACTGGGTCGGTGGTAAGTTGGGTATGGACAAAATACCGAAGTTACACACTGGTACTGAACATACGCATACTACTACAAGATTAGTTAAGAACGGTAAGATTGCGCGGGATACGTTCGCTACGGTTGGGGATAAAGGACGTGGAAATGGTCCGAATGGTTTCAGAAATGAAATGATTGAATTCCCTAATGGCAAACGTGTACTTACGCCTAATACAGATACGACAGCGTACTTACCTAAAGGTTCAAAAGTATATAACGGCGCACAAACTTATTCAATGTTAAATGGAACGCTTCCAAGATTTAGCATAGGTACTATGTGGAAAGATATTAAATCCGGTGCATCATCGGCATTTAACTGGACAAAAGATCAAATAGGTAAAGGTACAAAGTGGCTTGGCGATAAAGTTGGTGATGTCATGGACTTTATCGATAATCCAGGCAAACTTTTAAATTATGTACTTCAAGCGTTTGGAGTTGATTTCAGTTCTCTAACTAAAGGTATGGGTATTGCTGGCGATATAACAAAAGCTGCATGGTCTAAGATTAAGAAAAGTGCAATCAAGTGGCTTAAGGATGCTTTCGCAGAGTCGGGTGATGGCGGTGTATTAGATATGAGTAAATTACGTTATTTATACGGTCACACTGCTGCTTATACACGAGAAACCGGACGCCCATTCCATGAAGGTCTGGATTTTGATTACATTTACGAACCTGTTCCATCAACCATTAATGGTAGAGCACAAGTTATGCCTTTTCATAATGGTGGTTATGGAAAATGGGTAAAAATTGTAAAGGGCGCCTTAGAAGTTATTTATGCACATTTATCTAAATATAAAGTTAAAACTGGTCAACAAGTTAGGGTCGGCCAGACTGTTGGTATATCGGGGAATACGGGGTTTAGTACAGGACCTCACTTACATTATGAGATGCGTTGGAATGGAAGACATAGAGACCCGTTACCGTGGTTAAGAAAGAATAATGGGGGCGGCAAAAGTGCACCCGGTGGTAATGGTGCAGCTAATGCTAGACGAGCTATTAAGGCTGCTCAAAATATTTTAGGAGGAAGGTATAAGGCGAGTTGGATTACTAACGAGATGATGCGTGTTGCGAGTCGTGAATCCAATTATACAGCTAATGCAGTCAATAATTGGGATAGCAACGCAAGAGCTGGTATACCTTCAAGAGGTATGTTCCAAATGATAGATCCTTCATTTAGAGCGTACGCAAAGTCGGGTTACAATAATCCTCTCAACCCAACTCATCAAGCTATATCGGCTATGAGATATATTGTGGGTAAATGGGTACCAAGAACAGGCTCATGGAGAGCTGCGTTCAAACGCGCTGGTGATTACGCATATGCTACTGGTGGCAAAGTCTACAACGGATTGTACCACTTAGGAGAAGAAGGATATCCAGAGTGGATAATACCTACTGATCCAAGTAGAGCGAACGAAGCACACAAATTATTAGCTTTAGCTGCTAACGATATTGATAACCGCTCTAAAAATAAGCGACCAAACAATTTACCAAATCCAAGTATAAATAATAGTGATACAAACTATATTCATACCTTGGAGAATAAGCTGGATGCGGTTATTAATTGTTTGGTTAGTTTGGTTGAGTCTAATCAAGTTATTGCAGATAAGAATTATGAACCAGTTATTAATAAGTATGTGTTTGAAGATGAGGTAAATAATTCTATCGATAAACGAGAGCGTCACGAATCTACAAGAGTTAGATTTAGAAGAGGAGGCACGATAATCTAATGCAAGACACAATTCAAATAGACAATAAAACCATTGAATGGTTAGTTGTACAAAGAGGGTTTGAGATACCCTCTTTTAATTTTGTTACTGAAAAAGAAAGTGTGAAAGGTAGAGCAGGTTCTATTGCTAAGAATCGTTATTTAAATGATATCGAATTTGATTTACCATTAATTATTCGAAACGAAAAATTGTCACCAGGTGGAGAAAAAACACACGATGATATATTAGAAGCATTGGTCAAGTTCTTCAATATTAAAGATTTAACACCTAAAAAACTTAAATTCAAATCTCAAAACTGGTATTGGTTTGCATATTTTGATGGTCCATTAAAATTACCGAAAAACCCAAGAGGTTCAGTGAAGTTCACTATAAAAGTAGTGTTGACAGACCCTTATAAATACTCGGTAACTGGAAACAAAAACACCGCGATTTCTGACCAAGTTTCAGTTGTAAATAGTGGGACTGCTGACACTCCTTTAATTGTTGAAGCTCGAGCAATTAAACCATCTAGTTACTTTATGATCACTAAAAATGATGAAGATTATTTTATGGTTGGTGATGATGAAGTAACCAAAGAAGTTAAGGATTACATGCCTCCTGTTTATCATAGTGAGTTTCGTGATTTCAAAGGTTGGACTAAGATGATTACTGAAGATATTCCAAGTAATGACTTAGGTGGTAAGGTCGGCGGTGACTTTGTGATATCAAATCTAGGCGAAGGATATAAAGCAACTAATTTTCCTGATGCAAAAGGTTGGGTTGGTGCTGGCACGAAACGAGGGCTCCCTAAAGCGATGACAGATTTTCAAATTACCTATAAATGTATTGTTGAACAAAAAGGTAAAGGTGCCGGAAGAACAGCACAACATATTTATGATAGTGATGGTAAGTTACTTGCTTCTATTGGTTATGAAAATAAATATCATGATAGAAAAATAGGCCATATTGTTGTTACGTTGTATAACCAAAAAGGAGACCCCAAAAAGATATACGACTATCAGAATAAACCGATAATGTATAACTTGGACAGAATCGTTGTTTATATGCGGCTCAGAAGAGTAGGTAATAAATTTTCTATTAAAACTTGGAAATTTGATCACATTAAAGACCCAGATAGACGTAAACCTATTGATATGGATGAGAAAGAGTGGATGGATGGCGGTAAGTTTTATCAGCGTCCAGCTTCTATCATAGCTATCTACAGTGCAAAATATACCGGCTATAAATGGATGGAGATGAATGGATTAGGCTCATTCAATACTGAGATTTTACCGAAACCGAAAGGGGCAAGGGACGTTATTATACAAAAAGGTGATTTAGTAAAAATAGATATGCAAGCGAAGAGTGTTGTCATTAACGAAGAACCAATGTTATCAGAGAAATCGTTTGGGAGTAATTATTTCAATGTTGAATCTGGATACAGTGAGTTAATCATACAACCTGAAAACGTCTTTGATACGATGGTTAAATGGCAAGATAGATATTTATAGAGAGGAGATGAAAATGTGATACATGTTTTAGATTTTAACGACAAAATCATAGATTTCCTTTCTACTGATGACCCTGCTTTAGTTAGAGCGATTCATAAACGGAATGTTAATGACAATTCAGAGATGCTCGAGTTGCTTATATCCTCAGAGAGAGCTGGAAAGTTTCGTGAACGACATCGTGTTATTATAAGAGATTCAAATAAACAATGGCGTGAGTTTATTATTAATTGGGTTCAGGACGATATGGACGGCTACACAGAAATAGAATGTATAGCGTCTTATTTAGCTGATATAACAACAGCTAAACCGTTCGCACCTGGAAAGTTTGAGAAAAAGACAACTTCAGAAGCATTGAAAGATGTGTTGAGCGATACAGGTTGGGAAGTTTCTGAACAAACCGAATACGATGGCTTACGTACTACGTCATGGACTTCTTATCAAACTAGATATGAAGTTTTAAAGCAATTATGTACAACATATAAAATGGTATTGGATTTTTATATTGAGCTTAGTTCTAATACCGTCAAAGGTAGATATGTGGTACTCAAAAAGAAAAACAGCTTATTCAAAGGTAAAGAAATTGAGTATGGTAAAGATTTAGTTGGGCTAACTAGAAAGATTGATATGTCAGAAATCAAAACAGCATTAATTGCTGTGGGACCTGAAAATGACAAAGGGAAGCGTTTAGAGCTAGTTGTGACAGATGACGAAGCGCAAAGTCAATTCAACTTACCTATGCGCTATATTTGGGGGATATATGAACCACAATCAGACGATCAAAATATGAATGAAACACGATTACGTTCTTTAGCCAAAACGGAGTTAAATAAACGCAAGTCAGCAGTCATGTCATATGAGATTACCTCTACTGATTTAGAAGCTACGTATCCGCATGAGATTATCTCAATCGGAGATACAGTCAGGGTGAAACACAGAGATTTTAACCCGCCATTGTATGTAGAGGCAGAAGTTATAGCAGAAGAATATAATATGATTTCAGAAAATAGCACATATACGTTTGGCCAACCTAAAGAGTTCAAAGAATCTGAATTAAGAGAAGAGTTTAACAAGCGATTAAACTTAATACACCAAAAGTTAAACGATAATATTAGTAATATCAACACTATAGTAAAAGACGTTGTAGATGGTGAATTAGAATACTTTGAACGCAAAATACACAAAAGTGATACACCGCCAGAAAATCCAGTCAATGATATACTTTGGTATGATACAAGTAACCCTGATGTTGCTGTCTTGCGTAGATATTGGAATGGTGGATGGATTGAAGCAACGCCAAATGATGTTGAAAAATTAGGTGGTATAACAAGAGAAAAAGCGCTATTCAGTGAATTAAACAATACTTTTATTAATTTATCTATACAACACGCTAGGCTTTTTTCAGAAGCTACAGAATTACTGAATAGCGAGTACTTAGTAGATAATGATTTGAAAGCGGACTTACAAGCAAGTTTAGACGCTGTGATTGATGTTTATAATCAAATTAAAAATAATTTAGAATCTATGACACCCGAAACTGCAACGATTGGTCGGTTGGTAGATACACAAGCTTTATTTCTTGAGTATAGAAAGAAATTACAAGATGTTTATACAGATGTAGAAGATGTCAAAATCTCCATTTCAGATAGATTTAAATTATTACAGTCACAATACACTGACGAAAAATATAAAGAAGCGTTGGAAATAATAGCAACAAAATTTGGTTTAACGGTGAATGAAGATTTGCAGTTAGTTGGAGAACCTAATGTTGTTAAATCAGCTATTGAAGCAGCTAGAGAATCCACAAAAGAACAATTACGTGACTATGTAAAAACATCGGACTATAAAACAGACAAAGACGGTATTGTTGAACGTTTAGATACTGCTGAAGCTGAGAGAACGACTTTAAAAGGTGAAATCAAAGATAAAGTTACGTTAAACGAATATCGAAACGGATTGGAAGAACAAAAACAATATACTGACGACCAGTTAAGTGATTTGTCCAATAATCCTGAGATTAAAGCAAGTATTGAACAAGCAAATCAAGAAGCGCAAGAAGCTTTAAAATCATACATTGATGCTCAAGATGATCTTAAAGAGAAAGAATCGCAAGCGTATATTGATGGTAAAATTTCGGAAGAAGAGCAACGCGCTATACAAGACGCTCAAGCTAAACTTGAAGAGGCAAAACAAAACGCAGAACTAAAGGCTAGAAACGTTGAAAAGAAAGCTCATGCTTATACAGACAACAAGGTCAAAGAAAGCACAGATGCACAGAGAAAAACATTGACTCGCTATGGTTCTCAAATTATACAAAATGGTAAAGAAATCAAATCAAGAACTACTAAAGAAGAGTTTAATGCAACCAATCGTACACTTTCAAATATTTTAGCTGAGATTGTCCAAAACGTTACAGATGGAACAACAATCAGATATGATGATAATGGGGTGGCTCAAGCTTTAAATATAGGACCACAGGGAATTAGATTAAATGCTGATAAAATTGATATTAGCGGTAATAGAGAAATAAATCTTCTTATCCAAAATATGCGAGATAAAGTAGATAAAACCGATATTGTCAACAGTCTTAATTTATCAAGAGAGGGTCTTGATATCAATGTTAATAGAATTGGAATTAAAGGCGGTGACAATAACAGATATGTTCAAATACAGAATGATTCTATTGAACTAGGTGGTATTGTGCAACGTACTTGGAGAGGGAAACGTTCAACAGACGATATTTTTACGCGACTGAAAGACGGTCACCTAAGATTTAGAAATAACACCGCTGGCGGTTCACTTTATATGTCACATTTTGGTATTTCGACTTATATTGATGGTGAAGGTGAAGACGGTGGTTCATCTGGTACGATTCAATGGTGGGATAAAACTTACAGTGATAGTGGCATGAATGGTATAACAATCAATTCCTATGGTGGTGTCGTTGCACTAACGTCAGATAATAATCGGGTTGTTCTGGATTCTTACGCTTCATCGAATATCAAAAGCAAACAGGCACCGGTGTATTTATATCCAAACACAGACAAAGTGCCTGGATTAAACCGATTTGCATTCACGCTGTCTAATGCAGATAATGCTTATTCGAGTGACGGTTATATTATGTTTGGTTCTGATGAGAACTATGATTACGGTGCGGGTATCAGGTTTTCTAAAGAAAGAAATAAAGGTCTTGTTCAAATTGTTAATGGACGATATGCAACAGGTGGAGATACAACAATCGAAGCAGGGTATGGCAAATTTAATATGCTGAAGCGACGTGATGGTAATAGGTATATTCATATACAGAGTACAGACCTACTGTCTGTAGGTTCAGATGATGCAGGAGATAGGATAGCTTCTAACTCAATTTATAGACGTACTTATTCGGCCGCAGCTAATTTGCATATCACTTCTGCTGGCACAATTGGGCGTTCGACATCAGCGCGTAAATACAAGTTATCTATCGAAAATCAATATAACGATAGAGATGAACAACTGGAACATTCAAAAGCTATTCTTAACTTACCTATTAGAACGTGGTTTGATAAAGCTGAGTCTGAAATTTTAGCTAGAGAGCTGAGAGAGGATAGAAAATTATCAGAAGACACCTATAAACTGGATAGATACGTAGGTTTGATTGCTGAAGAGGTGGAGAATTTAGGATTAAAAGAGTTTGTCACGTATGATGACAAAGGAGAAATTGAAGGTATAGCGTATGATCGTCTATGGATTCATCTTATCCCTGTTATCAAAGAACAACAACTAAGAATCAAGAAATTGGAGGAGTCAAAGAATGCAGGATAACAAACAAGGATTACAAGCTAATCCTGAATATACAATTCATTATTTATCACAGGAAATTATGAGGTTAACACAAGAAAACGCAATATTAAAAGCGTATATACAAGAAAATAAAGAAAATCAACAATGTGCTGAGGAAGAGTAATCCTTAGCACTATTTTTATACAAAAATTTAAGGAGGTCATTCAAGTATGGCAAAAGAAATTATCAACAATACAGAAAGGTTTATTTTAGTACAAATCGACAAAGAAGGTACAGAACGTGTAGTATATCAAGATTTCACAGGAAGTTTTACAACTTCTGAAATGGTTAACCATGCTCAAGATTTTAAATCTGAAGAAAACGCTAAGAAAATTGCGGAGACGTTAAATTTGTTATATCAATTAACTAACAAAAAACAACGTGTGAAAGTAGTTAAAGAAGTAGTTGAAAGATCAGATTTATCTCCAGAGGTAACAGTTAACACTGAAATAGTATGAAAAGCTATGAGTTAGATACTCATAGTTTTTATTCTTTTAGAAAGCGGGTGTTGTTTTGGATGAAATTCAGAAGATAAAAAACGAACTTGCTGATTTGACTACTAAAGTAGATGGCGTGAAAGAAGAATTAACAACAAGGGTTGATGATATAGAGGTATTAGCCAATGAAACTGCCGATCATGTACTTAACCTTAGACAAGAACACACAGAACATCACAATGAATTAAGAGAGTCTCACAAAGAGTTAAAAGACAAGCAAGAAAAAGTGGTTGATGAAAATTTAGAACAAACTAAAATATTAAACCGAATTGAAGAAAGGTATCAAGTGCAAGTCGATACGGCACAAAAGAACGAAGAAAAGACACTTGCGCAAAACAAGTGGCTTGTAGGTGCAATATGGGCATTAGTAACTATTGTAATGATAGCTGTGATTACTGCTTCAATTACTGCATTGATACCTTAGTAGGAGGTGGAAATAATGAGTTGGGCGAGATGGTTATCTTGTTATTTATACGGTCGTAAATGTAAATAAGTTTTTAGTCAGTGCTCCGGCACTGGCTTTTTATTTTGATTGAAAAGAGGTGCATACAGGAGGTTATCTAATCCAAAAGATAGGAGGCCTACCGCAAGTGAAGTAGTAGAGTAGTGTCGACATCAAGAAAGTATGATATATAAATTCTAAAACAAAATAAATTTGAAATCATTTTATTATATTAGAGAAAAATATAAACAGGGTATGGTAATATAAAAAGCGAGTAAAACATATAAATGATGGCTAGTCTCTTGCTGTAATAAGGTGATAATTATTTTATAATTGTTGAACTTAACTAAATAATTATTTAACAAAAATGACTATCACCCAAAAGTGTTAGATAATAACCAATTTTTATCAAAATTATGTTTTAGAGGTGAGTAGAATGAAAAAAAGGAAGACAGCGTTTATGAGTCTGGGACATAAATCCCTAAAAAAACAGCAGTAAGATATTTTCTAATTGAAAATTATCTTACTGCTGTTCTCTATTTATACAATACTTCGTATTGAATGGCTTCGCTTTCCTAGGGTGCCGTCTCAGCCTTGGTCTTCGACTGGCACTGCTCCCTCAGGAGTCTCGCCATTAATACTACGTATTAACATGTAATTTTACTTTGAAATACTTTAAAAAAATAAGACACTTTCGTATAATTTAATAAATACCACTAAACTAAATTAACGAGGTGCCTTATGTATAAAAATTATAACATGACCCAACTTACACTACCAATAGAAACTTCTGTTAGAATTCCTCAAAATGATATTTCACGATATGTTAATGAAATTGTTGAAACGATACCTGATAGCGAATTCGATGAATTCAGACATCATCGTGGCGCAACATCCTATCATCCAAAAATGATGTTAAAAATTATCTTATATGCATACACTCAATCTGTATTTTCTGGTCGTAGAATAGAGAAATTACTTCATGACAGTATTCGAATGATGTGGTTAGCTCAAAATCAAACACCTTCTTATAAAACTATTAATCGTTTTAGAGTAAATCCTAATACTGATGCATTAATTGAATCTTTATTTATTCAGTTTCATAGTCAATGTTTAAAGCAAAATCTTATTGATGATAATTCAATTTTTATTGATGGTGCAAAAGTAGAAGCTAATGCCAATAGGTATACATTTGTGTGGAAGAAAAGTATTCAAAATCACGAATCGAAATTGAACGAAAATTCAAAAGCATTATATCGTGACTTAGTTGAAGAAAAAATAATACCAGAGATAAAAGAAGATGGAGATAGCGATTTAACAATAGAAGAAATAGATTTAATTGGTAGTCATTTAGATAAAGAAATCGAAGATTTAAATCATTCTATTCAGAACGAAGATTGTACTCAAATTAGAAAACAGACCCGTAAAAAAAGAACTGAGATTAAGAAGTTCAAAAAGAAATTTGATGATTATTCCGAAAGAAAAAGTAAATATGAAGAACAAAAATCGATTCTTAAAGATAGAAATAGCTTTTCTAAAACTGATCATGATGCAACTTTTATGAGAATGAAGGAAGACCATATGAAAAATGGCCAACTTAAGCCAGGATACAATTTACAAATAGCGACAAATTCTCAATTTGTTTTATCCTATGACCTATTTCAAAACCCGACAGATACTAGAACTTTAATTCCATTTTTAACAATGATTCAAAATACCTTCGGTTATTTACCGGAGTATATTGTAGCTGATGCAGGTTATGGTAGTGAGCAAAACTATATGGCTATTATAGATGATTTTAATAAAACGCCACTTATTACGTATGGTATGTTTATTAAAGATAAAACGAGAAAGTTTAAAAGTGACATTTTTAACACTCAAAACTGGAAATATGACGAACTTAATGATGAATTTATATGTCCTAATAACAAAAGAATAGGTTTTAAAAGATATGCATACCGTAATGATAGATATGGTTTTAAACGTGACTTCAAACTATATGAATGCGATGACTGTTCAGCATGTTCTTTGAGGCAACAATGCATGAAGCCAAATTCGAAATCCAATAAGAAAATCATGAAGAATTATAATTGGGAATACTTTAAAGCCCAAATTAATCAAAAGCTTTCTGAACCAGAAACGAAAAAAATCTATAGTCAAAGAAAAATTGATGTAGAGCCTGTTTTTGGATTTATGAAGGCTATTTTGGGTTTCACTCGAATGTCAGTTCGAGGAATAAATAAAGTTAAACGAGAGCTAGGTTTTGTATTAATGGCACTTAATATAAGGAAAATAGTAGCTCGACGAGCTGTATATTATCAAATACATTTAAAAAAAGCTGATTTCTATCAAATAATTAATAGAAATCAGCTTTTTTACATTGCCTAA